AAATTTGTTACATTATCATATAGCGAGATTCGAGAAATTTTAGATTCTTTAATATTAACAAAACATGAAAAAATAAATAAATTATGTTTATCTATTTTACAATAAATGAAGTTTTAAGAGAACTTCGTAAAACACCATAGAGTAATTAAGAAATGTGTAAATTCTAGATAATTATTATATATAATAATTATTATGAATCCAATTAATTTATATAATATTGATCAATTTCAAATAAAAATTGATCATGTATATGAAAATATTAAATCAAAATTAAAACAAATTATAATTGATGATGAATATGAATATAATATAATGATCGCTGGAACATTCCCTGATATTATTACTCCTCGTCAATGGAGTAATTTAGTATCATGTTTAGATGAACAACTAAATTATTTAACAAATAGTGAATATGAAGAATGGGTAATTAATTGTGTAGAAATAATTATTAATTTAATTAACTCTACATTACTTAATTATAAAGAAGAATTTACTTTTGATAATATGACATCTGATGAAATGTATGATATACTGTTTATTATTATTTCAACTAAATTATATGGGGAGGAAGATAGTTTATTAAATACATTAATTATTGTATAAAAGCACTTCGTGCTAGCGCGACACCATAACATAATTATTTGTTATTATATTATGGTATAAAAATTGAATATTTCATTTATTGATTTTAATTAATAGATAGTTATATAATCGTTCAAAATGTCTAGCAATACCGTAACCGTTACTGTGACAAATGCACAAACTTCACCTGCTCCTACAAGTATAATGCGTCCTCCTCCTGATATTGAATCAGAGGCGCGTATGAGAATTGCTGCCGCCGAAGCCAAAGAAAAGGCTGAGGCAAATGCAATAGCATTTAAGGCTCAACAAGAAGCCGAACTTTCAGCGCGCCGTCAGCGTGATGAACTAATTAAACTAAAAGCATCAGAACTTGAAATTAGAATGACAGCTGAGAGAATGGTTCTTGAGGCGGAAGCTAAGAGAATGGTCGATGAGAGAGAGGCTAAGATCGCAGCAGAAATGGAAAGACTTAAGAACCGAACTGAGACGGAAGTAATGCGTGAGGATATGGATTTTCTCCGTAAGAAGTTAGCCTCGCTCGAGGCAAAGTATAATACTTCATGACTCAATGTTGATGAAATGTTGGAAGAAAGAATTCATAATAAAATCGCACTTCCAAAAATTGATTTTGAAATAGATGAAAATGAAGTAGAAGAAAAATATAAAGTATTAATTCAATGGTTCATAAATAATTTACCAAGAAAGGTTAAGATTAATAATGAAACTATAAATCAGTTTCTAATTCCAACTATTATTGACGATATAGAAATTGCAAAACTGATTTTATACATTCGAAATAATCATATGTATCCTAAAATGGATTTGCAATTATATCTGAAAAGTCGTAATATAAACATATGGACGTCATTTAATAAGACAAACCAAATAGAAGTCTACTATTCTTTTATAATCTAAAAATTGATAAATTTAATTTATACATATAATACTATTATGAAGTATACAAGATGTCTGACGATTTCTTAAAGATACTCTTTGAAAAAAAAGAAGATGATAATAAGTATAAGATTTTTAAATTTACAGTTTTTGCGGTAGTAGAGACAAAACATGCTGAATGTATGCAAATGAAACAATTTATTTTAGCAAATAATGGAAATAAATTAGATTATAAAAATGTAAAATGTACAAGTCCAGATAAATATTATGATCATGAATCACCTGATAACCTATTAAAAGATAATGATAATAAATTTTGTGATATAAGTAATACATCACCTCAGATATTTTCAAATAAAACAATAATGATTGAATTTACAGAACCTGTTATTGCTAATCAATTTACATATGAAACATCATTTGACTGTCCAGAAAGAGATCCAACAATTTGGATTTTAGAAGGATCAAACGATAATAAGCATTGGATTAAACTTCATGAACAAATTACGCCATATATTCCAACGATTGAACGTAATACTATACAACCTTGGTTTAATTTTAATATATTAAATAAAAAATACAAAGAAGAAATTTACACAGAAATTAAAAAAGAAATTAAAGAAGAATCTATAATTCCATATGTTAAAATAATATATGATGAAAAGTGGGTTGAAGAAACGTATAAAGATTTTCTAAACTGGTTAAAAACTCAAATTAAAAATGAAATTCATGCTTCTGAATTATTAAAAATACATGTAATACCAAAAGAATATAATAATATTTTAATTATAAATCATACCGGATATATTAACTATTATATTGATAATGCCGCACGTACCCATGAAGACCCAATTTCTGAAGGTTTTCACAATAGTATAACTCATGATTATGATGATAAAAATAGTAAACAACTTGCTGTACTATGGAAGGGTGGAGATATTCGAAAAATTATTAATCCAAATTTATATTATTATCTTAAGAAAAGAAATATTATTGTTTTTAAGATAAATGGTATGCGTGGTGGTAATGATTATGTTTGGAGATACGAACCATAAAAATTGATAAATTTAATTTATACATATAATACTATTATAAGTATATACAATAATAAAATGACTGAAGTATCTTTCATATGGAGTTCTGGTGGGTATGATGTTAAGGTTGCTGGATCATTTAATAAATGGGAACCATCTCAAATGATTAAAGTAAATGATAAATGGATTTATAGAACAACTTTATGTAATGGTAATCATACTTATAAATTTATAGCAGATGGGAAATGGTACTACGATACTAAACTTCCAGTAATAGTAGATTCAAATGGAATTACAAATAATATTATGGTTGTTGATGATAATAAGTATAAAGCGGAATCGATCATATCAATTAATGATAATAGTTTAGTTTTAAAAAAAATAATTTCTAACAATGATGATATTAAAATTGTTAGTATTTTGGGTTCGGCAAGAATGGGAAAATCAACATTATTCAATACGATTATTTCTAAATATACAAATCATAATAATAATGTTTTTGCGACAAGTAAAACATTAACTCATTGTACTCATGGTATTGATTTTGTATATGTTCCTGGACTTAAGATAATTTTCTGTGATGTTCAGGGATTAAATTCAGAGAATAGTTCAAATGATCCGAAACTATTACTTATATCATATTTAATGTCTGATATTATTATTTTTACTGAACAAAAGATGTTGAATAAAACTACATTACAATCTATGTCTCCATTATCAACATTTTTAACGTATTTTGATCCTGAAAAACTTAAAAGGAAACCATCTCTTGTTTTTAGAATTAGTGATTATATGCTTGATGGAACTCCTCAAGAAAATCTAACACAATTACTAACAGAACATGAAGATCAATCTAAAAATCTAGTTATAAATATGCGTAAATTATTTAAAGATATTAATGCTTACAAAACAAATCCATTAGATCGTTCTGAATTAAAGATGTTAGATACTGGTAATTTTTATGGATTACTTGAAAATGATGATAATGGATTTAATGCTTTCATTTCAGAACTTAATGAGTATTTATCAAAGATACCATCAAGAATCAAATTTGATAAATGGTATTCTGAGTTGGATAATTATATTAAAGATATTAATGAAAATAAAAAGATAGATTTTAATAAATTAGATGTATATCAATTAGTAGCCCAAAATGAACTACTAGAGTATATTGATAATCTACGTAAAACAAAACCAGCTCTTTTTATAGGAATTATTGTTGATCATACACAAAAAGATTATACGCAGAAAATAATGAAAAAAATTAAAGAACGTGATCTAATTGCATCAGACTTTGAAACTAAATTTAAAGTTGTTAATGATAATTTAAAAACACAAAAATTAAAATCACTTCTTGATGAACTTAATAAACCAATTGATAATGCACTTAAATTAAATTTTGAAATAGGTATGAATTTATTTAATTCTTATTGTAAATCAGCATTTGAAAAATTAACAATTTCTCAATTAACTTTAGAAATAGGTGATTTAGATGTATCAAATTCTTTAGAGTTTCTTAAAAAGAATGATATGAATGAGCAAGTTCTTAAAGTATTTAATGAATGGTATGAAAGAATGACAACTCTTTATAAAAAGAAAAAATCAATATTAGTTGATCTTCAAAAGAAAGAAATAGAAAAATATAAAACAAAAATAGAAAAATATGTTGATAATATTTTACCTTTTATTAAAAAAACAATTCTTGAAAATGATTTTAAGGATACTGTAAATGAATTTTTACTTAAGTCATATGACGAATTTGTAGATACACTAATATCATACCATATAGGAGTTATTAATAATTTCTTCAGTGATCATATTCAATATCAATTAATTATAAATACAAATAAAACTTCTATAAATTTTAATGATTATACTATATCATTTGAGGTAATAAATAGTAAAGTAGATCCAGCATATAAATATTTTTCTGAAATTTATGAAGTAAATAAAAAGACATTAATATATCTTTGTAAAGGACAGGATACTAAGGATATGTTTATTACTAAGAAAAAACAAATATTATCAAATAAGAAATATTATGATTTATATTATTGTAGTCAAAGAATAGGTCTTCAAGGAGCAACAGATATTGCTAGAATTAATAAAGATATTTGTGAATTTTATGAAAGTGGGGGAAATAAATCACTACTTCCATTGTCTTTATTAAAGAAAAAAATATTACTTAAAGAAACTTGTAAAGAATTAATAAAAGAGAAACTAATATATAAAAAGAATGATATGCTATTCTATAATGGTATCAAATATACATCTTATAAAAGATTAGCATTATCATTATATAACGAACGTGAACGTGATAATGGACAAATATTTAATAATATTGTGGAAATGAATAATATTCGAAGAAATAATTATATTGCATTTCAGAAGTCTAAACAAATAAAAAAGAAAGAAAAGAAAAAGACGGTTATATTAGATGATTCTAATATCAAATTAAAGCCAACACCAATTGATTTACCAAGATCTAATACGATTTTTAAAAATGTTCATATCCCAAAGAGTTTAAAAAAATTAGTATGGGATACGTATATTGGTAAAGATGTTGGTATTACAAAATGTCTATGTTGTAAAAATCAAGAAATTAGACAAATTGAATTTCATTGTGGTCATATAGTTTCAAGAGCAACTGGTGGACAGACAATACTTGAAAATTTAAAACCAATATGTGCTCAATGTAATTTGAGTATGGGTAAAATGAATATGGATGAGTTTAAGAAAACATACTTTCCTGAATAAAAATTGATTTATAAATGGTATGAAATTATATCTATAATTTTATAAAGATGGCGTGGTCGTGTGAAACGCAAAATTGGTTTAAAAAATATTTTAAAGGACAACCACAATTTAGTATAAATAGTAGAAATCATATTAATACAATATTTTTTTTATATTATAAAGAAAATGAATTTATATATAATGATGATGATATTGAAAATATAGTAGTATATGAAATGGATCAAACTTTTAATATTAATCAAAGTCATACTCAAATTAAAATATTTAAAAAAAAATTATTAAAATTTAAACATCTTGAAATAAAAAGAGTTGGTGATAGTTTTTATTGGGTACAAAATCCAAATAATATTATTGATGTAGAAGTATATTTATCTATGAATGGTTTATTTGTTTTTAAAATGAACGGAAAATATTCGATAAATGATAATTATTATAGAATAAGAGATCTTACTTTAGGACAAGAATTATTAAAAATACCTAGGATATTATTTAATGATATAATTGAGTTTGTTAATTCTCAATCAAATAATTATTGTATTGATGATTATTATACTGACGATTTTATGAATATATTATTTGATAAATTTAATAATGATATTATTGAAGAATATTTTAAAAATTATCATTATTCAAAAATGAATAATAATGAAGTTACATTATTAAAAAAAGAATTTAATAAACTAAAAGAACAAAATAATAAACAACTAGAATTGATTAATCAACTATTAGAAAAAACAAAAGAATTAAAAGATAATGCACAAAATGAACGTATAGATCAACAGAATGAATTAATTAGTAAATTAATGGATGAAAT